AATAAATTACACTCTTTTCGTAACTTCAAGAAACAAAGTTACAAAAAATAATCGGTGTTTTTGCCGCATTATATGAAATAATTGTCGTAAATTTGCAAAACGGGAACAAATGTAAGGGCGGTAAAACGAAATGTATAAAAGCGGCAAAACGACTCAAAACGTTCAATTCGTTGTTAATGAACGACTTGCGCGTTAAAAATAAACGAAAGTGCGGGACAAAATTCAAAAACGAAATGTAACATGTACTTTACATTTGTGTTACATTCAGAGGGGATTTGAGGGGGATTTTATAGGTGAAATGTAACATGGCGGCTTAATGGGCTGCCTTTTTTGTTTTAGGGCGGTTCTGTGGGGAAATTGCTCTCTCTGTCGTGGCTTTGGTTGTCATTGCTGTTTTGGGATGCTGTGGGACGTATTCCCTTTGTTTTCAGAGGTTTCCATGGATTAGACAGTTCTCTTTTCTTTCGTGTTTTGATTATTTTCCTTTGGCTGTGGAGGGCTTGTCGCTGCGGTGTGTTATATGGGCTGTTATCACTCTCTTTTTGAGGCTCTGAGGAGGCTTTTTTGCCCTTTTCTTTGTAGCCTGTCTTTTCCTACTTTTTTTGCTGAATTTTGGGTTAGGTCTGCATTTAGGTCTGCATTTAGGTCTGCATTTTTAACACAAATAAAAGTGGATTCGTGGGGCAGACGGGATAAAATAAGGCTGAAAACGGCTGTTTTTTAATTATTCGATGGGCAGAATGTACATTAAACAACCGTTTTCGATGGGTACTTTTCACATCAAAGTTCCAAATATCAGGCATTTAACTAAAAACAGGTGAGAAAAACGCACACTTTTCGTTTTATTCAAGCCTGATGAGACCGACAACAAGTGCAATATTATATATGTCATTATATTCAAGTTCAAAAGGATAATAGTCTTGATTATCTGACACAATTAAGACATGTTCATTGTCACTACCAGGCTTTACACGCTTAATTATTGGTCCCTGGTTTGTGTCAAGAACATAAGATTTGTTCCATTGAAAGAAAAGTTTTGACATATCAACCTTGCGACATGCGACAATATCGCCAGACTGAAATGTTGGTATCATGCTATCGCCTGTGACCGGTATAAGGAAATCCGCTCCTTTGAATGACGGTACAATGTAACGTTCACACTCATATTCAAGGACAGACAGTTCTCCTTGAAATGCTCCAGCCATTGCAGATATTGGTATTAATGGTATTCCCTCATTTGGCTTTTCGGTGTGTATAGCTATTGGCAAAGTGTCTTGCAAAGTCCCCTCTTTATACATATTTCCTTTGCCAACCAAAAGCCATTCCAGATTTAGATTAGGGAATTTCTCTAAAATAGTTTGAACTTTATCAATACCTATACTTTTACTAATGGCATTGACATAGCCATTAGCAACCCCTATTGATGCCTCAAAGGCAGAAACAGTTGTCTTTTCTGCCTTGCAAAATGTCTTGATCCTATCTTTAACCGTCATCTTTTATAAATAAATTAGAAAAAAACTCTAAATAATTTTGTTATTAGAGATATTCTCTATATCTTTGCAGCACATTTAAATATTAAACACCTGACAAAGGTACAAAATTCTATCGAGAAAAACGAAAAATATAAAAACAAAAATAGGAAAAACGAAAATGAAAAGAAGAATTATTGTAGAATATGGTAATGCGAGCAAGATAGCAAAGGCTATGAATTGTACGCCTGTGATGGTAAGCCATGCGCTTAACTACAAGAAGAACAGTTTTCTGGCACGGAAGATTCGCCATGTCGCAAAAACCCAGTTCGGAGGCGTTGAAGTTGGCAATGAATAAGGAGGAACGCATTATGAAGACATTATTAAAAATGGTCTTGGCTTTGACTCTCGGGCTTATCTGGATATGGTTTGTCCTGAGTTTCAAATGGAGCTATGAGGATATGTCAATGGCAGAGAAAGTCGTCGGCATCATCTATTCAGTGACTATGGTACCAATCTATTGCGGCATCAAAGCATTTGGCAGAAGCCTTGCAGAGTAATTAAACCTAATTAGTGAGGAAGTATATGGAATATTACAAGCAAATGTTGTGCGTTACCTTTGAGGAACTTACTACGGGGGATGAACCTGTTATTAAGAAAAAGACCTTGTTCAGTAGGGTTGACCGTGGCAGTATCCAGAATGCCCGTCAAGGCAAGGGTGAAGGCAACTATGCCCTCTATGTATATTCTTCACTCCCTCCAAAGTACCGCCAGCGTTTCGAGGAGAAGTACGGGAATCCCGAGGAGATAATGAAGGAGAAGGAGGCAGCGAGCGCCGCCACAGTCCTTATGAGCGGTGAAGCCCGCGAGTATTACGAGTCGTTCGAATACAGTCTGAACGGTGTTCAAACCCGTTTGAGCGAGAAGCTGATACAGGAGTATACCATTAATGCCAGTGTCATGGCTATGCTGTGGGACCGGATGAACCGGTTGGTCTCCACGAGCCACGCCCTCTGCAATGGGCGGCGCGGCGACCTTTGGGACATCGTCTTCAATGAAAGCGAGAGGCTGAGGGAGGTGTCAGGCCACACCCTGCCCGGTCACCTTGCGAGGCTGAAGGACAAGATGAAGAGGTTCAAGGCAGACGGCTACCGGTCCGTCATCAGCGGCAAGGTCGGCAACAGGAACACCATCAAGATAACCGAGGAAGCCGGCAGGAGGCTGATTGCCCTGAAGCGCAGCCGTGTCCCGGTCTATACCGACAGCCAGATTTTCGCCGCGTTCAACAAGGAGGCGGAGGCGAAGGGCTGGAAGCCGTTGAAGAGCCTTAGCGGCATGAAGGCATGGCTCAACAGTCCGGCGGTGGAACCGTTGTGGCACGACGCTGTGTTTGGCGAGATGAGCTCCCACCAGAAGTTTGACCGCAGGCACAAGACGCAGCTGCCTACGCTGAGGGATGCGCTATGGTACGGTGACGGCACGAAGCTGAACCTTTATTATAAGGATGAGGACGGCAAGGTGAGGACGACGAGTGTCTACGAGGTCATCGACGCAGCCACTGAGGTGTTCCTTGGTTTCCACATCAGCGACAATGAAGACTACGAGGCACAATATATGGCATACAGGATGGCTATACAGGTCAGCGGCCACAAGCCTTACGAGATTGTCCATGACAACCAAGGCGGGCACAAGAAGCTCCAGAACCAGCAGTTCTTTGAAAAGTTGTGCCATGTGCACAGAACCACCGCGCCATACAACGGAGCGTCGAAGACCATTGAAAGCGTCTTTGGAAGGTTCCAGCAGCAGGTGCTGCATAAGGACTGGCGGTTCACAGGCCAGAACGTTACGGCCGTAAAGTCAAGCAGCCATGCGAACATTGAGTTTGTGGAAGCCAACAAGGACCGGCTTTACACCCTTGAAGAGCTGAAGGCTGCCTACGTCAAGGCAAGGACTGATTGGAACGAGATGCCTCACCCTGCCACCGGCGAGCCACGCATAAAGATGTATGAGGCGAGCGTCAATACCGAGACACCGGTTGTAACAGCGAGTGACATGGTGGAAATGTTCTGGGTGACATGTGACAGAATGAGCACGTTCACGAGCAGTGGCATAGAAATCACGGTGAAGGGCAAGAAGAGGATATATGAGGTCATGAGCAGTCCGGGTGTTCCCGATTTGGAATGGCGCAGGAAGCACACCTACCAGAGATTTGTCGTGAAATACGACCCTTACGACTTTTCCAGCATCCGCCTGTATTGGAAGGACAAGGCCGGAGGACTCCGCTTTGAGCGTGTTGCAGAGCCATACATTGTCATCCACCGCGCAATACAAGAGCAGACAGAAGGTGAGGCACTCTTCATCAGGGCGCAACAGTCAGCCACGGAACATAACCGCATAGAGCGCCAGGTGGAGGCGAAAGAAATAGAGTTTGCCGAAGGTGTCGCGCCCGAGCAGCATGGCCTTGTCACACCGGAACTTAAGGGAGTGCGTGCCGAGGTTCGCCGCCAGATAGAGCGCAGGACACGCAAATACAGTCATGAGCCTGTTGAGTTGAGTCTTGGTCGCATGGAGAAAAACATCAGCAACATGGACATGCTGGATGCAGAATGTTCACCAAATGAAAATGGCATTGTAATACCAATGCCCCAGAAGAAAGACATGAAAGCCATCAGTGGCAAGTTATAAACCCTATAGCAAAAAGATATGGAACTTACAATGAATGAGAAGGAGCGCATAAGCTCACGCTTGAGAGAATACGTAAAGAAATACCCGAGCCAGGCGAAAGCCGCCAGCAGCCTGCGCGGCACCAGTGCCGGCACTGTCAGCAGCATCCTGAACGGCAAGTGGGAGCTCATCAGCGATGACATGTGGCGCATCATCGCCGACCAGATTGGCGTCAGGAGCGACAACGGATGGCAGATTGTGGAGACGGGCGCATACCAGGAGATAACCTTCGCACTTGACGATGCGCAGCGCTGGAAGAACGTCATGTGGGTTGTCGGCGAGGCAGGCTGCGGCAAGACCACCGCCTCGAAGCTGTACGCCTCAGAGCACAGGGAAGTGTTCTACCTGCAATGCTCGGAAGACATCCACAAGGGCGAGTTCGTGAGGGAGATTGCCCGCCTTGTCGGCATCAGGGGCGAGGGCTGCACCGTGAGGGAGTTGTGGAAGGCCATCCTCGACAGCCTGATACAGATGGATGCCCCGCTGCTCATCTTCGACGAGGCCGACAAGCTGACCGAGAGCGTCTTCCACTACTTCATCAGCCTTTACAACAAGCTTGAGGACAGGTGCGGTGTCGTTTTCCTGAGCACCGACTACATCAAGAAGCGCATCAAGCGGGGGCTCAGGTGCGAGAAGCCGGGCTACAAGGAGTTTTACAGCAGGATAGGCAGGAAATATTTTGAACTGGACGACACCACTCCGGGCGATGTCTATGCCATCTGTGCCGCCAACGGGCTGTCAGACCGGAAGGACATTGACGAGGTCATGCGTGATGCGGAGCAGTGCGACTTTGACCTCCGCAGGGTGAAGAAGAGTGTCCACAGGGTAATGAGGAGAAAGAAGAAGTGATGTTATGGGCAGAGCGTTGACAGTCAGTGAGGTGCTTGGCAGAAAGCGCGAGGTGTTCCCTTTCGAGGGAGCCTGGGCTTCCGCCTTCGGTCAGCCCGAGAGGACAGGAGTGTGGTTCATCTGGGGCAATTCAGGCAACGGCAAAAGCAGCTTCCTTATGCAGCTGTGCAAGGAACTTTGCAGGTACGACCGTGTCCTTTATGACAGCATGGAGGAAGGCGCGAGCCTCACGATGCGCCAGAGC